GGAATGGTTCGTGATGTTCATGCCGTCGCTGCCGTTCCGTGATCTCATGCAGGACCCGGTGATCATCAACACGTTGCAATACGCGTGGGATCGTGGCCGCGACAATCCGTTGTTCACGGCTGGAGACATCCTCTACAACGGCGTGATAATCCGCGAGGTGCCGGAGATGCCGGTCATCGCCGGGGCGGGCACTGGCGGCATCGACGTCGCGATGTCGGCGCTGTGCGGCGCGCAGGCGTTGGGCGTTGCCTGGGCGCAACGGATGAAAAGCACGACGAACGTGAGGGATTATTCGTTCTTCCATGGAATCGGAATTTCCGAAATGAGAGGGATCGGGAAGTTGCGCTTTGGTGTTGATCCCACGGTAGACACAACAAAACCCGTTGACGCAGGCATCGTGAGTGTATGGACGGCGGCGGTCGCCGATGCGTGACGATATCGAAACGATAGTTGATCATGATTAACCTTCAGTGCTACACTGAGGCGAGACCGTGGGGCGTTATCAGCGCCCCGACGGCCCCTGACCGCCGATATGAGGTGAACATACCGATGGCTATTCCCTACGTGCCCTACGATGGGCCGATTGTCCAACGCGCCGAGGCCAAGGCGCGTGGTTTGACGCGTTTCTTCCCAGGCTCAAAATGTCGCCGCGCAGGGCATCTGAGCCAACGCATGACCTCAAATGGAGGGTGCCATGCGTGTCTCGCCGTCCATAGCGAGGCGTGGCAGAAGGCCAATCCTGAAAAACAGCGCGCGGCGATCCTTGCTTGGAAGGAAGTCAATCAGGAAGAAATCCGGGCGGCCGGGCGGAAGTATTCCGCCGAGCATCGGGTCGAAAGCGCCACATACAGACGGGAGAGGAATGCAAAGCGTCTGGCGGCGAAGTTGGCGGCGCGACTCCCGGAACCAGACGACTATACCGGCCCGATCGTCACGCGGGACGATGCGAAGGCCGCCGGATTAACGCGATTTTTCACCGGCCGGCCGTGCACCAAAAACCACATGAGTCAGCGGACCACCGTCAACGGCGGATGTTTCCGATGCAACAATGAGTTGGGAAATCAGCTTTACCACGGAGAAGGGCCTGAAGAGCGCAAATTAAGGCGAAAGAACGAGCGGGCCTGGAAGAAAGCTAATCCCGAGAAGGTGAAGGTTGCCACTCATGCTCGTAGGGCAAGACAACTGGCAGCCGAGGGCTCGCATACGTCCGATGAAATCAAGGAACTGATCCGCCGTCAGAAAGGCAAGTGCGCCTACTGCTCGAAGTCTGTCCGCAACGGCTATCACGTTGACCACGTAAAACCACTGGCCCGTGGCGGAACTAACTGGATCACGAACATCGCCTTGGCTTGTGCACGATGCAACACCAGCAAAGGTGCCACCGACCCCATCGTCTTCGCGCGCCGTCTGGGGCGACTGTTGTGAATGCCCATCTGGGCCAGAGCCGTCGCGGCCGTCGCTCCCCTGCTGCTCGGGGCGCTCGTTACGATCGCGTGGCAGAACAGTCACGCGCTCGCCGTGCTTTCGCTCAACGTCGAACACCTTCGGCTCGATCTCGCCAATACCCGCGCGTCCCTGGAGCCGGGGCGGACTTTCATGTTGCGGATCGAGCAGAACGAAAAACAACTCGACCATCTGCGCGAACTGGTCGAGGCGCGGCTGGTTTGTCCGCCAGGGGCGCCGCGTCAACCATGAGGAGAGACTGACAATGGCAACGAAACCGCACAGCGACACCGAAACGATCCATCGCACCGGGCGGTCGAACAGCGTCACCGGGGCGGCGTTCGTATCCCCGCACACGACCGAGGAACTGACGCAAATGGCGGCGGGATCGGTCGGCGCCCAGATCATCCTCGATTACAACGGCTCCGGCTCGTTGGGCGCGCGTGGTGGCGCGGGGGCGACGATCGAGGAAAACACGATGGCGAGGGACGCGCACATGGTCGCGTTGGGCCTCGATCCCGTGAACCCCTCGGGGCCGCCCACGGCGCCTGACCCAGCGGGGGCTGTAAGGGCCGCCGGGGCGCCGATGGGTCGGGCCACGCGCATCTCCAGCCTCGCGGCGGGCATCATCACGGGCGATCCTGGCACGACACCGCCGCCACCAACCGGTGGTGGGGCAACCGCGCCAGCCAACACCGCCGTTCCCGCCGTCACCCAGGCGGGCGACACGCTGACCTGCACACAAGGGACCTGGTCGGGCGAGCCGACGACGTATGCCTACCAGTGGAAGGTGGACGGTGCCGTGGTTGGCACGGACGCGGCCACGCATACCGTGACGGCGGCGGACGCGGGCAAGGCGGCCAGTTGCATCGTCACGGCTACCAACGCGCACGGCTCGACGGCCGCTCCGCCTTCGGTGGATCTGGTGATCGCCGACCCGGCGGCGGGCGGACAGTCGCGGTCGAAGCGGTAACAACCGGAGGCAACACCAATGCCAGCGACAGCGACCGGGCGGGGGGCACAGGTGATCCTCGATGGCGACGCGCAAAAAGCGGCGCGGGGGGCTTACGCGCCGACGTATATCGGAAATTTCCGGTATCTTGAAAACCTGGAGAACGCCGGGCAGGTCGCGGATAGTGACACGTCTCCGGACGGAAGAACCAAGACCGGCGCGCCCGCCGCCGATTACGTGGTCGGAGTGTCAGGTGGTGGCGCGACCGGGAATCTAAGCATCAGCAGTGTAAACACACAGCCGACGACGGACTATATCCACAATCAGATATTAAGCCAGGTTAATTACACGGCGAATGCGACTGGCGGCGATACATTGGGGTTGGTTAGTTATATGGCCGCCAATGCCAATGGTTTCACGGTCTCTGGCGTGGCGGGGCATACCTCCGCGATCTACGGCAATGCGTTCGCGGGAAACACCGGCAGCGTCTATCAGGTCAACGGTGTGATGGGCGTGTCGGGCAACGCCGGGTCAGGTACGCTGGTTAACGGCGTGGATTTCTTTGGGCATGGCGCTTATAATACCGGTGGCGGAACGATAACCAATCATTACTTTCTGTATCAGGAAGCCTCGACGGCGGCGACACACGAATACGGCGCCTTCTTCAGTGCGCCGGTCGGCATCGGGACAACGGCCCCTGACTACAACCTGCGCGTCGGTGGAGCGGGTGGCGCCCTGTCCGATAACTGGCTTTATATCGGTGGCGGGTTTGGCGCGTTTTCGGTCACCAGCAATGGCGCGTCGCTTTTCCCTGGTTTCAACCCTGGTGCCGGAGGGTTCGGTTGTCTCAACCTGATCGTCGGCAATAACGGTACCGCTGAAGCCACGACATCGACCGCCGCGTTCCTTTATGTTTCCGCGTGCGCCGGCACACCAACGGGCGTTCCTCCGCTGGCCGCCGTGGGTCGTGTCGCCATGCGTTACGATACGACGGCGCACAAGCTGTGGATGCACGATGGCACGGTATGGCGGGGCATCGTGCTGACATGATCAGGCCGACCGACAGGCTCACCGTCACGATGGAGGCGCAGGCGTGGGAGGCCGCGATGCGGTGGCTGGCGAAGGCGCCATACGAAGCCGTGGCGGGATTGATCGGGGATATTCAGCGGCAATGCGCGGATCAACCACGTGAGCAACCACCAGATACCGCTCGTGAGATAATGTTCGGCGGGACGCGGCAATGACCGTCTCCGTCTCGACCATCGCCGAGCGGGTGCTGCGGCGGCTTAACGTCACCGTGGTGCCGATCGACGATAGTCCGCAGTTCAACGAGCGGGTGCCGGCCTCCATCATCGCGACGATGGCGCTCGTGGAACTGGGCGTCATCGCCTCCGACGAGCCGCCGATCGCCTCCGACCAGACGCTGGCGCTCGACAAGCTGCTGAGCGTTCACGCGGCCCTCGACGCGCAGCGCCTGGTCTGGTGGGACAGTAGCGCCATCCCGCGTGCGTTCGTCGAGGATTACGTGAAACTCACGGCGGCGCAGGCGGCGTCGAGCTTCGGCAAGGCGGCCGATCCCGCCACCGTGGCGCTGTTCGAGGGGCGCGTGCGGCGGGGCGCGATGGGGATCGCCTCGCACGACCTCGCCGTCGAGGCGGTCATGGCCGTGCACACCGACCTCGTGGCCAAGGGCATCGCGCGGTGGTCCAGCCAGGACATCCCGGAGATGGCGGCGATGCCATACGAAATGCTGGCGGCCGCTGATCTCGCGCCGAAGTTTCCCCCCGCTGAAGTGAAACCGAACGAGGTCGCCCAGGCCATGCGGACGCTGTTCACCGTCACCGCGTTGCCGACGAGTGGTGAGCGGGTCGTGGCCGAATATTTTTAGGATGTGTCATGGCGTATAAGTTGGCGTACAGCGACTATGCGACCGGAGGCGGTGAGGTCATCCCCGGCCCACCTGGTCCGAAAGGCGATACCGGCCCGCAAGGCCCAAAGGGCGATCCCGGCACATCCGGAGTTTCGTCGGGTCTTGGTCTGATCAACGTGCTGGATCATGGCGCCAAGGGTGACGGCGCGACCAACGACACCGCCGCGATTCAGAACGTGCTGGACGCTTACGCGGGGAAGGCCGTGGTGTTCATCCCGAACACCGGGTTGCCTTACATGACCAACCCGCTGCGCGTGTCCTCGAACGCGGAGGTGCTGATCCACGGGACTTTGTTGTTGCGTCCCGGCGCGTCTCACGCCCTCCTCGCTTTCGATAATGCCAATAATGTCACCATCCGGGGCCACGGTACGCTCGATGGCAATGGCGGCGCGCAATCCGTCAATGGTTGCGGCACG